CTTGTAGGCCCGGTAGGCGGTTTCGGCGACGGTGGAGATCGCGGCCGAGATGTCCTCGGCGACGCCGGCATAGCCCTCGCCTTCCTTGGCCCCGTCGACGAATGCCTCGGTGAGCCGCACCAGGTCGGGCAGCAGATCCGCGGCCACCGCCTGGAACAGTGCGTCGGTCGCGACCTTGAGCCGGGTCAGGTTGTCGTTGAACTGCTCGGCCTGCCGGCCGGCCTCCGGCGTGACCACGCCGCCCAGGCGCTCGAGCTCGTCGCCCATTTCGGCCAGGCCGGCAGAGCCGCCGTTCAGCAGCGGGATCAGCTGCGCGCCGGAGCGGCCGAGCAGGCCCATTGCCGCGGCCGTCTTCTGGGCGCCGTCCGGCATCGCCTGGAAACGGTCGGCAAGGTCGGCCAGCACCTCGTCGGTGTTGCGCAGCATGCCGTCGGCGTTCTGGAACTCCACGCCCAGCGCACGGAACAGGTCGAGCGTTTCCTTCGTGCCCCGGGCCGCGTCGTCCTGCGAGCGCGCCAGCTTCGCCAGCGACGTCTCGAGCGCGCCGGTCTCGACGCCGGCGAGGCCGGCGGCATAGGCCAGTTTCGAGAAGGACTCGGTCGTGATGCCGACCTTCTGGGCCGACTTCGTGATCTCGTCCATCCGGTCGATCGCCAGCTTCGTGCCGGCGGCGATGGCCGTGGCGGCTGCAGTCAGGGCGATGCCCACGGCGCGGCCGACTTCCTTGGCCGTCTTCTCGATCTCCTTCATGCGCTTTTGCGCGGTCTTCGAGGCCCGATTCATGTCGGTCTCGAAGCTGCCCGTGAGGGCGGCGAGCGCGATACTGATCTTCACCGGCGAAGCCTCGCGGACAGGTTCTGGAGGGCGAGCAGCGACTGGCGGTTCTGCTCGGCGTAGATGGATTTCCCGGCGGGGAACGGCCCGCGGAACGTCAGGAACTCGGACGGCTTGGGAGGGGTGCTGCCCCGGGCCTGCTTGCTGGCAACCCAGGAGGCCATGAAGGTGGCGAACATCGCCTCGAGGCGTTCACCGGCCGGCGGCCGGTGCGCCAGGTAGGCGTTCAGCAGGGCGACGTCTGCCGCCGGCCACGCCGCGACCTCGTGCAGCGGGCGCCGGAAGATCACGGCGATCCGGCACAGCGCCTGCAGCTCAGGGTCGCGGCCTAGGCTTCCCCCACCGGCTCGCCCTTCCCTACCGCCTCCGCGTTGACCTTCTCGGCCTCGGCCGCCAGGGCGTCGACCACCGCCGCCGGCAGCGCGCGCACAGCGTTCACGTCCTTGTAGACGGGCCGGCCGGCCTCGTCGACGACGCAAAAGTGCACCAGCTTGTGCTTCGTGGCCTCGCTCTCGGACAGGTCGATGGTGACGGTCGGGGCCTCCCCCTTTGTAACGGTGATGGGGCGCGAGCCGATCAGCTGGTGCCGCTGGGCGGCGGTCAGCTGTTTGAAATAGACCGTGTCGGTCTCGCCGAGGATGGTCACTTCTCGCGGCGTCGGGGCAAGGCCCCGGGCCGCCATGCGGGACAGAAAATCGCTCATGGGTTCTTCAGCCGTTGTAGGCGGGGGCGACCGTTAAGCCGCGACGGCTGGACGCGGCCGGCCGCCCCCAAGGGGAAGCCGTCAGCCCAGGGTCGCCGCCGGGAGATCCCAGTCGAGGTCGGTGCGACCGTCGAGCAGCTGGATCTGCAGGGTCACCTCGCCGCGCCAGATCTCGCTGATCGCGGCGCTGACCGAGAAGTTGGCGACATAGGCCTTGAAGCCGATGGTGGTCGGGCCCGGCGAGACCAGGTATCCGTCGCTGTCGACCGTGGTCGGCGCGGCCCCAGGGGTACCCTCGTCGTCCGAGAACACCACCATGAAGGGCATCACGCGGGCGCTGCCCAGGGCGTTCGCCTCGATCAGCGCCTGGTGGCTGGCCGAGGCCGGAATGAAGTTTATGGGGATGGTGATCTCGCCCGGGTCCGGCAGGCCGTCGCGGTACTCCTGGCCAGTCGAGTCGAGGCAGGTGGTCTGGAAGCGCGGCTTCGCGCCGGCGGTCAGGCTGGGGATGCCGGTTGGGCAGGCGACCTGCAGGATCACGGGATCGGAGCTGGTCGGGTCGGCGAAATAGAGCCGGGTGCCCTTGGTCAGCTGGGTGCCTTGCGTCATGGTCATGTCCTCGGGGTTTTCGGGCACAAAAAAACCCGCTCAAGGCGGGTTGCGATCCGGCCCCCGCCGTGCCCAGCGAGGGATTCGGATGGGGTCAGGACGACAGCGCGGGGCGGTGCGTCCAGAAGGTGAAAGTCATGCCGACCCGGAACCGCTGGGTCTCGAAGTCCTTGCCGTTGGCCACGACGCCGACCATGTCGGCCACGCCTTCCAGGGCATCGCGCACGGCTTCGGCGAGCTGTTCGGCCTGGCTGTCTCCGGTGCCGGTGTTGCTGCTCCAGCAGTCGACCTGCACCTGGTAGGTGTCCACGCGCGGCCGCTCACCCAGTGCGTTCTCGGCGACGCTCGACACGATGAACCATGTGACGTAGGGCGCCACCACGTTCTGCGGTGCCGAGCCGTGGCGGTAGACCCGGCCGGCGCAGATGGCGGCGACGCCGGCGTCGTCCTTGAGCAGCCGGGAGACGAGCGGGAACATCAGGACAGGCCTCCGTTCTTGCGGTGCAGCTTTCGCACGATGCTGTCCAGGCGCCTGCTGAGCTCGGCCACGAACAGCGGCGCGACCTTGGCCTTGTTCGCCTCGAAAGCCGGCCGAATGAAAGGCATCGGCTGCCGGCGCTCGGTGCCGTACTCGAGCTGGCGGGCGATCTGGGCGGTCGAGCCCGCGGCGCCGCGGCTGGCCGGGTACCGCTTGTTCCGCACCCGGACCGAGTAGAGCTCGCCCTTCTCGCCGCCAGCCAGGCGGCCACGCTTGACCACGATGTTCTGCTTGAGCAGGCCAGTCGAGACGTTGCGGCCGTCGACGTTCGGCGCGTCGATGATGGCCTGCAGGCGCTGCTGCTCGTCGCGCTGGATCATCTTCGCGGCCTTCTGGAGCGCCGTGCGCACCGGGCCGCCGCGCTTGCTGACCAGCTCAGCTGGCAGGCTGTTGAGCGTCTTCACGACCGCCTCGAGGCCCTCAATCCGGAAGGTTTCACGCGCCATCGGTGACGCCCTCCTTGCAGCGCAGCCGGTACTCGCGGCGCGCCGTGGCATCGGTCTCGATCGACAGGATGTCGTAGGCCTTGCCGTCCCAGAGCATGCGCCAGGTCGGCAGCAGGCCAGGGAACCAGCGAAGGTTCACGCGGGCGCTGGTCTCGGCCTGCTTCGCGTCGGCGGCGTTGAACTCGCGCCCGGGGCCGGTCAGCACCTCCGCCGGGATGTTCTCGAGCGGCGTGTCGCTGTCGAGGTAGACGGTCGCCCAGACGTAGCTGAGCGCGCCGGTCTCGCTGTCCTCCTCCTCGACCCGCTCCTCGAAGCTGACGCGGTGCCGGTATCGCTGGGCCTCCACTTAGACCCCCATCCCGCGTCGGTACGGCATCAGGATCACCTCAGCGGCAGCGCGCAGCTTCGCCTGGTCTTCGGGCTTCGTGCCCTCGTACTTGGACTGGATCAGGTGAAGGATGGCGATCACCACGTCGGGCGCGACCGGATCCTCGCTGCTCGGCTCCTCCTCCGAGTAGGGCCCGTCGCTGCTGGACTCGGCCGGGTACTCCAGCGGCAGGGTCGGCAGGTTCTGCCGGTTCAGGAAGCGGCAGGCCTCCTGCTCGGCGCCGTCGATCAGCATCTGGATCAGGTCGTCGTCGAGCGAATGGAATACCCGCAGGTACTTCTTCGCTTGGGCGATGGTGATCTGGCTCATGCGTAGAGCTCCGCGTCGTCGCCGATCCACTGCCGCAGCAGCGCCAGGTCGGGGTCGTCGGTGCCTTTGAAGTCGTCCCGGTGCCCCATGCCGATACCGCCGCGGCCCGGCAGCCCCTTGATCCCCACCACCCGGCCGCCGGTGAACAGGTGCGCCGGCTTGTGCCGCCGCCACAGGTCGATGTCGATGAACTTCTGCGCCCGCCGGCAGACGTGCCGAAACGTCTCCAGCGCCCCGCCGCGCATGGCCGTCGAGCACAGGCTCGCATGGGCGTTGTTGCTCAGCTGCCGGCCGCGGCGCAGGGCGATGTTGTAGTAGCGCGCCTGGCACTCGCCCACCAGCTCCGCGCGGTCGAGCTGCGCGTCCACGTGGGTCAGCCAGTCGGCGCGATACCAGTCGTCGTCCTCGATGATCACCAGCCGGGCGCCGGCATCAACCGCCTCCAGCCCCTTGAGCAAGTTCCGCGCCTGCGTGTTCTGGCCCGGCTGCCAGAGCGGCGCCGGCCGGATCACGACCAGCTGCCAGCCGTCCCTCTTGAACGTCACCGGCTGCGGCTCAGGGCCGTCGTCGACGATGATCCAGGTCACGGGGCCGGCGTAGTCCTGTGCGGCCATCAGGCGCTCGCAGATGGCCCAGGCCTCGGGCCTGGCCCCGGTGGCGGTCAGCAGATGCAGCACAGCAGCTCCTGCGCGATCTGGCGCGCGTCGTGGTGCTCAGCGACGTGGTGCCGCAGGCTGCCCGCCTGCAGCGCCGCGTCGATCGCACGCTCCATGTTGGCCACGGTGGGACGAACCCCGCCGCGGCCGCTGTAATTGCGGGCCATGCTGCCCAAGGTGTCGAGGTCAAGCAGCGGACCCTGGTAGGCCCGGTCGTCTGCGATCACCACCGCAGCCCCGCAGGCCATCGCCTCGAGCGCCGCGCGCCCGGTGGCCACGACCACCTGAGAGCGCTGCAGGACGGACCGGACCGCCGCGGGCATCTCGGTGCGCAGGTGCTGGAATCCGAGGCCTCGAGACGCGGCCAGCGCCGGCAGGAACTCCAGCCCGGCGCGGTAGCTGTGCCGCGTCAGGTAGCCGCGCGGCGCCCTTCCCGGCGTCCAGAAGCCCAGGTCGATCGGCTGGCCGATCACCGGCCCTTGCCCGCCCCAGTGCGCGCGGACGCCCTCGCTCGTGAAGGCCTGCAGGTCGCCCCCGAGCGGCTCCTCGTCCTGGATGATCCCATGCGAGACCACCAGCGACCGGCGGCATCGCGCCAGGGCGGCGCCGGTGTGCCGGGTGTTTGCCAGGATGCCCGCGTCGAAGGTGCCCTCTGGCATGGGCCACTCCGGGCCCCAGATCACGACCTGGTGACCCAGCCGGACGAACTCGCTGGCGATGGTCTCGATCCACGACTGCACCCCGCCGATCGGCAGCTTGCCGCCGGGCGGGTGTTTAGCCCCGAGCAGTATCCGCAAGGGCGGCCTCCAGGGGTTGCCGCGGAAAACAGGTCAGCGCCGTCGCCCGCGAGCAGTTGATGATCTCGACACCCGCCATCGACGCTTTGAGCTGGGCGAACTGCGCCGGCCACTTGTGGATGCTGCCGGCGTTCCCCAGGCCTTCCGGGTGGTCGCCGTGCCAGTGGGCCTTGCCGCCGGTCTTCTGGCAGTCGTAGCCCAGCAGCAGGACGCGCCGCGCGCCAGCCTTGGCCGCCAGCGCGATGGCGCCGGCGCCGCTGTTGCCGAACGCCCTGAATGGCTTAGGGACTCGCCCGACTCGCCCGTGAAAATCGTTGCTCGAGTAGGTCTTCCCCAGGAAGTCCCGGCGCACCTCCTCGATGTGCCGCTCCCACCACTGCGCATCAATGGCGAAAAGGCCATCCGCCCAGGGGGCCAGCCTGAAGGTGGTGTTGGCGACGATTACGCCTTTCGGCCCTTCCCCGGGCGCTTCGCGCCACCGGCGGACCTTTTCGCAGTCGTCTGCGGTGAGGCTGGGGCCGCTGGCGAGGCAGACGACGGTTGCGCCCTGCCAGCTTCCTCGAAAGGGACCTCGCGGATCACCTTCGTCTCGTACCGCTCGACCGCACCGGCCTGCAGGTAGCGCAGCGCCACCTTCTCCGGCAGCTCCACCACGTCGCCGGCCGCACGCGGGCCGTCAGGCAGGTGGATTTCCTTCTTGTCGCAGACCACGACCTTCATGGCACCTCCATGTGGCAGGGGCCCCGAAGGGCCCCCGCCGTTACCATCAGGCCTCGAAGTCGCCGTAGTAGACGAGCGACGGACGCAGCACCGCCAGCGCCAGACGCTCCTCGGCGCGGAGGGTCAGCAAGTTGGAGGTGAAGTCCGAACCCGTTCGGCCGATCTCGATGGTCGCGCCCTGGCGCTCGAAGATCACCGCGCCCTGGGCCAGATTCATGGCCAGGATGTTGCCGGCGCTCACCGAGTTGGAGAGCACGACGCGGACGCCGGCCAGGCTCGGGCCGCCGAACAGGTACATGCCGGCCATGCCCTCGCGGGTGCGCTCCTCCGCGCCCCAGTCCGCCGGGTTCACCACGATGGTGTCCGGGGCCAGACCGGTGGCCGCCCACATGGCGTACTTCACCTTCGAAGCGGCGTCGTGCAGGTTGTCGCCCGAGGCCGCCAGCGAGTAGGCGGTGTAGTTGCCCGAGTCGGTGAAGCCGGACAGGTTCGGGCTGGTGCCGTCGCCAAGGATCAGCTGGGCCTCGACCTTCGCACGCAGGCCGTGACGCAGACGGGTGTTGATGTAGTCCACCACCGCCGGGGCGTCGGCCGCGAGCTGCTCGGTGATCTTCAGGAAGTGCGCCACCGTCTCGATGGTGAAGTTCTTGTTGGTGAAGGTCAGCGAGCTCTCGGGCTTGGCCGCGGCCTGAGTCACTTCGCGGGCGTTGTTCGTCCAGGCGTTCTCGCGCAGGTGGTTCACGGCGTTGCTCGTGACCCGAATCACCGGGATCACGTCACGCAGTTCCACCGGCGTGAAGTTGCCGGGGATGATCCCCGGGCGCTGCAGCGGGAACGCGGTGGTGCTGTCGCTGGTGATAGTGTTCTTCAGCTCCAGCTTGACGTTCTCGCGCTGGCGGGACTGGAAGGCCTTGTATTCGTCGGAGGCCACGAACAGGTCGCCGGCGGACTTGGCCTGCGGCTCGTCGTCGCTGGCCTTCTCCAGCTTCTGGGCGAGCTCGTCCATCTGCTTCTTGAACTCTTCGCTCAGCTTCTGGACCGCGGCCTTGGCTTCCTCGGAGGCCTTGCCGTTTTCCTTGATCTGGCCCTCGTGCTGCACGATGGCTTCGTCCAGCTTCTTCTGCAGGTCGGACTTGATGCCGGCCAGGCCTTCTTCCAGCTTCTTGATTTCATCGTTCATTTCGGTGACTCCATGAAAAGGCCGCCTCGTGGCGGCCTGGGACGGGGTTTGCGGGGTTCACCCGCGTGCTTGCTGGCGCAGCCTGTCCAGGATGGCGGTCAGCTGCGGTGCTTCGGCCGCCCCGTCGCGGAGGGCCACGGACTTGATCTGCGACACCAGCGCCGTCGCAGCAGCCCACGAAAGCCCGCCTACGTCACGCAGGAAGGCCTCCGCTTGTTTCAGGTTGGTGATTTCGTCAATGGCAGCCTTGATGCCGCCCACGCGTGCGCCGAGGTCAGCCGGCTCCTCGACCACGCTGATCTCGACCAGGTCGATCTCCTTCAGCTCGCGCTTGCCGTCGCCAAGTTCGCGGATCTGCACCGGCCGGTAGCCGATGCTCATGCCGTCGATTGCGCCGTGCTTGAGCGAGGCGTAAACGTCCTGCGCCACCGAGTGGCCGGGCGTCAGCTCGCCCTTCACCTTCAGGCCCTTCTCGTCCTCGGCGATCTCCAGCCACTTGCCGATGACCGGGCCCCAGTGGTTCCAGCGCATCCGGATCGGTCGGTCGCCGGCCTTGCGCTTCAGGGTCTTCCTGAAGGCGCCGGGCAGGATGGTGTCGCCGTAGGCATCCACGCCGCCGAACACCGAGGCGTAGCCCTCGAAGGTGCCGGCGCCGGCGAACTTGAACTCGACCAGGTCGAGGCCGATCAGCTTACGTTCCATGTTCACTCCTGCGGTGGTTGCGCCGGTGGGGCAGCGCCCAGCTTGTCGATGGGCATGGTCGCCCCCTGCATGTAGAGCTTGTCGCCGCCGTCCATCTTCGGCAGCCACTCCATCGCGCGAGCCTCGTTCGGCGTGAGCACGCCGGCCGAGATGCCGGCGCGGTAGCCGTCGTAGCGGGTCTTCTGGTCGGCGCGGAGCAGGCCCTCAAAGTCGAACTCGACCTCGTACTGCGCCCGGTCTTCGTCGCTAAACAGGTGCGTCGTGATGCTGTTCTCGATGGCCTCGAGGTACGGCCGCAGGTTCAGCTTGTAGAAGCCCAGCACGATCTGCTCGATGCCGCTACCCCAGGTCGTGCTGCCGCTGGTGTCGTTCACCAGAACTGACGGCACGCCGAACCATCGGCAGATCTCCTCGACCTGGAACCTGCGCGAGGCCAGCAGCTCGATGTCCTGCGGCGACATGGCCACCGGCTCGAACTTCCCGCCGGCCTCCAGCACCAGAAGCCGCTGGTCACCCTCGGTCAGGCCGGCGAACTTGGCGCGGATCTGCTCGCGCTGCTCTGGGGTCAGCAGACGGTCGAAGGTCACTACGCCCGACCGCTTGCCGCCGCTGCGGTAGATGTCGGTCACGGCCTGCTCAGCCGCCTGGGCCACGCCAATCAGGTTCCGGCCAAACTGCAGCGGCGAGCGGCCCACGACCAAGTCGCCGTTCATCCGGGCGTGCCAGACCGACTCGGAGGCCAGCACCGTGATGTGCCCGTTCTGCTCGAACTGATGCACCACCGCGCCCTTCACCAGCGAGGTTTCCACCTGCAGCGGGTTCATAGGCAACAGGGAGATTATCCGGCCGGCTCGCTCGCCTTTCTTCGCGTACATGTTGCCGTGCAGCGCGAGGTTGGCGACCTGGTGTTCCCAGAACTCGTAGCGGGTCTGGTACTGATTCGGCCGGCCAGCCATCAGCTCGGCGAACCAATGCTTCGGATCCAGCACCCGACCCTCGGCCGTCTTCCGGTAGACCAGGATCGGCAGCGAAGCCACGGTCTGGGAGATCAGGCGAACGCACGCCCAGACCGCCGACACCTGCAGCGCCGTCTCCTCGGTCACCTCGACAGCAGCGCGCGCCTGATAGGACTCAGGACCTGTGTATTGCAGTCCGTCACCTTGGCGCCCGCCGAACAGGCCGCGCAGCGGCGCCCACATGCTCGACCAGAATTTCATCAGGCGGTCACCGGGTTCGAGATGAAGCCATCCATATCGCCAGCCTCCTCGGCCGTCATGGACACGCCCACCGCCATCAGCAGCGCGGCCATGTCGTCGATCTTGTCGGCGCTGCGCTTCTTGTCGGGGGCCATGTTCAGGTTCACGTCTCGCCGGGCCACCAGGTTTGCTGCGCACCAGCGCAGCACCGGGTCGCCGTTGTGGTTGACCACGCCGGCGCGATACAGACGATCCAGCTCCTGCATCGCGGGGTGGTAGCTTTTCGTGCCCTGCACGAACTGCACGAGCGGGAGCTCGTCAGCGGCCAGCCGGTTCACCAGGTCCTGCGCGTTCCACGGGTCGTAGGCGATGGCCTGCGGCTTGAACCGCTCCACGTCCTCGCGGATTGAGGCCTCGATCACCGCGTAATCGACCACGTCGCCGTCGGTCTGGGTGATAAGGCCCTCGCCTACCCAGGCGGCGTAGGGCACTGTGCCCCGCACCGTCCGTTGGGCCACCGCATCGCGGGGCACCCAGCGTCGGCCCCAGGTGTATAGCCGGCCGTCCACGCGCCAGATCAAGCGCCAGGCGGCCAGGTCGGTGGTGCTGGCCAGGTCGAAGGCGGCCCAGCAGGGCTTGCCTTCGAGCCAGTCCAGATCCACCGGGCCGGCGCAGGCCGCCCACTTCGGCAAGTCCAGCCAACTCTCGGCACTCGCCGCCGGCCGGTTGCACCGCTTGATGCTGAACTCGGCCAGCTTTCCGGGCTTGGCCTTCGCCTCGAGGGCGTCGGTGCGCAGCTTCGCCGCCAGGACCGGGTTCACGTCCATCAACGGGTTGGCCTTGATCCACACCGCCTCGTCGAACAGGTCGTCTTTGTCGTCGATCGCGTAGATCACCGCGAAGTAGTGATCCGCCTCGATCGCGCCCTCAAGCACCTGCTGCGCGAACTTGCGCTCTTCCGGCCACGGCCCAGGGGTTTCGTAGCCCTCGGTCGTGGTCAGCAGGAACAGCGGCTGCCGGCGCGCACCGGCGGCCGACTTGAGCACGTTCAGCAGGTCGTGTGTTTTGTGCGCGTGCACCTCGTCCAGCACCACGCAGCTAGGGTTCAGACCGTCCTGCGTCGATGCCTTCGCGTTGATCGGCTTGAAAAACCCGCCGTTCTGGTAGCAGGCGATCGAGTTGGCGAACGGCTCGAGCAGGAAGTGCTCGCGCAGTTCCGGCACCCGCTCCACCTGGCGCTTGGCCACGTTCCAGACGATGCGGGCCTGGCTGCCGGTGGTGGCTGCCGAGATCACCTGCGGCCCGACCTCGCCCTCGACCGCCAGGCAGTAGAGCGCCACGCCGGCCGCCCAGGTCGACTTCGCGTTCTTGCGCGCCACCGCGAACAGGGCGTCCGAGAAGCGCCGGCTGCCGTCCCGAAGGCGGAAGCCGAAGATGTTGACCGTCGCAAAGACGTGCGCCGGGTGCAGCACGATGGTCTCGCTGCCCCAAGTGCCCTCGACGTGCGGTAGACACTCTAGGAATCGGCAGGGGTCGTTCGCGTGCCAGTGATCGAACACGAACGGGCAGCCCTTCCGCCCCGCCCGCTTCCGGTCCTTCAGGTAGCGGCGCGCTGCCAGTCGCACCCACTTGCCGAACTTCCGGCCCTTCTTGTCGGCCACCGCCTCCGCCGCGTAGGCGTCGGCGATGGCGACGAAGTCGGTCCCGCCGTCAGCCGCCCTTGGACGGGCGCTTGCCGATGCCGGCGAACCGACCCTCCGGCTTGTCCGCTTCGCCACTCGGCCTCACCTTGCCCTGCGCTACCGGGGTCAGGCCGAAGTCATTGATCAGCCCACGATACTGGCTGACCATCGACGCGACCGGAGCCTCGCCCGCAGCGTAGAGCTGTACGATTTTTCCGTGCAGCGCACACAGGTGCGCTAGCGCTTGCACCCCCGCCTCCGTCAGCAGGCGGTTGGCATGGAGGATCGGCGCCAGCCGCTCAAACTCCTTGACCGCATGCGCGTTCGGCAGCCAGTCCGGCGGGCTCGGCACCTCCGACACCGCCTCGAACTCCACGTAACTCTCCGGCTCGCGGTCCTTCCGCGCAGTCCCAGCAACCAGCTTCAGTGTGCGCGGTTTCTTGCCTGGTCCGGGCATGTCGCAAGTCCTTGAAAATCCAGAGTTTCAATCCTGACCGTGCGAAAAAACGGCTGGGCGCGCGTGCCGGCGATCGCCTGCCCTGGACTTTTTCCCCACCCCTCCCCGCCTCAGCGGTCACAGGGGCTCGGTCGGGTTGCGGGGCGCGGGCATGGGCTGGCCCTCGAGGTCGAAGCCCTGGGGCTCGTCCTGCTCGTCCTCAGCCAGCGCCGCCAGCAGGCGGTCGAGCTTGGCTTCGATCCGGTCCAGCTGCTCGTGCCTCGACACGCGCATGCCGCCCTCGAGGACGACGAACCGTCGACCCGGAAAGGCGACGCTCAGGTGCTCGCGCATCTGTTCGCGCTGGCGCTGGCTGAAGTACTGCTCGGTCTCAAGCACCAGGGTGCCGTCGACCAGCTTTGCCTGCCCCATGTCCTTCAACGGGTTGCCTCGTTCTGCTCTCTGCGTGTCTTGCTCGAGTGGCATCGTATGCACCTGGTCTTGAGGTTGTCTGGGTCGTTGTTGTGGCTATCGCCGTCGACGTGGTCGACCTGGTCGCCGAACTGGCCGCAGTCGGCGCAGATGTATCGGTCGCGGGCCAGCACCTGCAGGCGCAGGATCTTCCATGCCTTCGACCCAGTGTGCATCGCGCGCCGGCGCTGGCGATTGCCCGGCTCCATGTGCCTTGGTGCCTTGGCCCGCTTGGGCTTGTGGATCGGCGGCGCCTTGGGCATCAGGGCAGGAGGCGATCGACCGCCCTCCACGCGGCGATAGCCAGCGCGCTCAGCCCGACCCACAGGGCCAAGAACAGGGCGATGGCCTGCAGGGCGCGCATCAGCCCACCACGAACTCGCGCTCGGGCGGCTCTAGGCCGGCTTTGCGCATCAAGTTCTCAAGCCGGAAGATGTGCACCTCCAGCTCCCGAGATCGCTGACGCTCGGCGGCCAGCTCCTGGCGCATCTCGCGGACCTCCTGCTCGAGCTGGGCTTGGCGCTCGGCCAGCAGCTTGTAGAGGGTGTGCTCGGCGTCCGCTACCGCGCGGTCGGCGCCGGCCTTGGCGGCCTCGGCCTCCGAGCGGGCGGCCCGGGCGGCGCGCTGCTGCCACCAGGCGATGCCTCCGCCGACACCGATGATCACCGACACCAGAGCAGTGCCGACTGCGGTCCAGTCCACTGGATCTACCTCGTCGAGAGCCAGCCCCGAAGCTCGCGCGCGCGGCGGCTGCCCGGTAGAGGACGAGGTCCCTTCGGGTGGCTTCGGGGCTGGATGGGGTGGCCGGCGACCGGGTTCTCCCAGTCCAGCAGCGGCCAGAAACGGCGGAGCCCGGCGCGGGGCCGGCGCGGGGCCGGGCTCCAGTGACACTTCTTGAGTGTGCCCAATTTGGCGGCATTTTCAGGGGTCTGTCAAGAGGCTTTTTTCAGCTCCGCCTCGGCGCACCGCCGCACATGAAGGCGCCCACGCGCCACGCCGGCCAGGTAGTTGTGCCGGGTGATCCGGGCGCCGTAGGCCCGCTCCACCCAGCGCGCGCCGGCGCCGGTCTTGAGCTCGCGCAGGTAGTGCGCCCGGAGGGACAGCGCGGCCCGGGGGTCCCAGCCGTACAGGCCCTGGACCCACCG